TGGACACAAGAAACTGGTAGGAATATTACTCCCAGAATTGTACTACAAGAATTTGGTACTGAGTGTATGCGAGATGGATTTGATGATAGCATTTGGGTTAGTTTACTTAAAAAACAAATGCTGGACAATCCAGGAGACTATGTTGTTCCTGATGTGCGTTTTCGCAATGAACAAGATATGATTAGAGAACTAGGAGGAGAAATCTGGCGTGTACAACGTGGAGATGTTCCTGAATGGTATGGATGTGCAATGTTAGACAATACAACAGGCGGTAACCTAATGGAGTCTTATGATGTGCATGTTAGCGAATACAAATGGATTGATATGAACAACAAGTTCAATACAACCATCTATAACAACAGTACCATTGAAGATCTTAAAGAGCGTGTAGTTGGCCTGATAAATATTAATACATAGCACAAATAGTTGTGTAACAGAAAGTATCACTACATGGAACAAATAGCCGGACAGATACAGAATTTTGCCACTGAAGAACAGTTGCACGAGTGGAGTTTTGCTCTATCTAAAATCGATGCGATTACAATTAGACACAATGATTGCCATGGTGTAAATGAAGAACATGTATTTTACAATTGGTTTATGGAAAATATTTTTTCTAACATAAAAAATTTAATAGCAGATCAAAATCTTGTTCCTACATTCGGAATGTATTTGAATGAGACCAAGCCCTGGGGCATACACACTGATGGATATCATGTGCATCAGGATCCGACACGTAAACCTGCAATAAGTTTTTTGATGCCTCTAAGTGTAGATAATAAGCAAGACTTGGTATCTCAATCACATACTATTGTGTTTAATCAATCAAGTGATACAATAACCATAAAAGACGATATAGATACCAAAGAATACAATAATCGTGCTATGGTATCACTAGATGACGTTAGTGCTATGCCAGATAGTGCAATGCACATTTACAAAAAACATTTAAGCCACAATGTTGTTGAGGATGTACAAAGGATGACTGTGCAAGGAGTATATCAATGGACTCGCGGTAGTTTAATTTGGTGGCAAGGCCAATACTTTCACGATACAGACAATTTTTTAGCCAACGGGCATACTTCTAAACAAGCACTGGTAATTCATACACATTATGAAGTTTAACTGTCTGTCTAATCTAAACAACGAAACACGCGATGTTGTTATAATTACAGTTCCGTGGACTGACAGCAGCATTCCTCTAATGGCACCAGCTCAGCTTAAACCTATTGTTGAAAGTGCAGGAATGAGTTGTTTAGCAACCGATCTAAACGCTGAAATATTTGCCTGGACAACGACACACAGCAAAGTTGACAATTTGTTACAGTTTTTCTTTGATGAATTCTTAGTCGATGACGTTAAAGTTGAACTATTTGATCTTTTTAAGGAAGTTGCTGAACAAATTCTTAGTTGGAAACCTAAGATTGTAGGATTGAGTTTGTTTAGTTATGTAAGTCAAAGTAGTGCAAAATGGCTTGCTTGGTTTATTAAAAAAATAGACCCTACTGTTATTATAATAGTTGGCGGCGCAGGCTGCTTGCCTACGTTTACCGGTCCTAGTGTATATGCTGACGATTTGATTTCTGCTGGATGGGTTGACTATCACATTCGGGGAGACGGCGAACATGCATTGTATGAGTTTCTTAAAGACAATAGAGAATATGCTGGTATTAATAGTTTAAAATGGCGTGAACTTAGTAAAGATGAAATGCGTAGCTTGCCTATGCCAGATTATAGTCAATATTATTTTGATACATATCAAAAAAAAGTACTACCGTTAACTGGTAGTAGAGGTTGTGTTCGAAAATGCACGTTTTGTGATTACATTGCTAACTGGAAAGTGTTTAACTGGCGAACTGCTGATGATATTTACAACGAGATGCAAGTTCAATATCAAAAATACGGCATTAGATATTTTAAATTCCAAGATAGTTTAACTAATGGCAATATGAAAGAGTTTGTTAGGTTAACTGAAATGCTTAGTGCATACAACACCGCAAACCCAGACAAGAGTTTTCGTTGGAGCGGGTATTATATTTTCCGTGAACATAACTCTAAAACAGAGTATGAATGGGAAATGGTTGCTGCAAGCGGTGCTGATTCGTTAGCGGTGGGGATTGAAAATTTAAATCAACATATACGTTATGATATTGGTAAAAAATTTAGCAATGAAGCAATTGATGTGCATCTTGCACTTGCACAAAAACACAATATTCGTTTGCAGTTATTAAATATTGTTGGATATGTTAACGAAACAGAAGATGATATTAATTTTATTAAACAGTGGTTGCGTGATCATACTGTGTACCAGGATATACTTCATTTACAATTTGGTGGCACTTTAGGTATATTTCCAAACACCTGGCTTGATCGTAATTGGGAAAGATTAGGCCTAGAGCGTACAGGCGACTCTCCACAGTCCTGGATCAATCGTGCAATTGACAGTACTCCGGAAAAACGAGCCAGGTGGGCACAAGAAATTAACAAGCTAGGTACTAACTTAGGCTATTCAGTTGCAGACAATCTAGATAATCACTATATACTGGAGTCGATGATAAATGACAAAATTTAACCAATGTAAATTAGAAATTGAATTTGAATTTGGAAGTTGTAATGGCAAATATTTTACAGTAGTAATTGGCGATAATAAATCTATAAAAATAATAACTCCTACTGACAACTTTTATTGCACTGATATAGAATTACCTACACAAGTTAAGTTGGCGTTCAGAGGCAAGAATGATGGCGACACACTTGTGGATGAGAATAATAACATTGTTGAAGATATGTATGTTAAAATAGCTGCAATCTGGTTAGATAAGTTTCCATTAAGTGAAAAATACATGCATCAACAAATACAGATAGTAACAACATCAGGCGAAACACACACAACAAGTTATATTGGATTTAATGGCACTGTTGTTTTAGACTATTCTGAAGATAACGTATTTTCGCAAGTGTTGAGTTTAAACAACTAGTCCTCAATGAGATCTCCAACCTTCCACGGTAAATCTAATCTTGTAATTTCTACAGTACAATTTAAACATACGTTTCTTAGATTGGTAAGACTGATGTTGTTTAAATTTCCATCCATGTGATATACTAGTATTTGTGCTCCACTCTTTGCAACAAAATTACATCTATCACACTGTAAACTTTTTTTAAAACCACTCGATCTCCAACGTGGTTCTTTCAATTTTTTCTTACGTTTTCTTCTAATACAACTGTCGCATCTTGTGCGGTAGTGTGTTATATTTTCTTTAATATAGTTTACTGCAACCATCTGTCGGTTACAGGCATTGCAAATAGGCCTGTTCATACGGGTATTTAGCAAATTAAACCTTTGCAAAGGGCAACCTTACCGTCGTTATTTTAAAGATTCTTATAAATATCAGTAAGAGATTTAAACACAAAGGAAGTGAAAACATGGCACTAACATCACCAGGCGTAGAAGTTACCATAATAGACGAAAGTAATTATCTACCAGCCGCAACAAATTCAGTTCCATTTATTTTGATAGCAACGGCTCAAAACAAAGTAAGTGGTGCAGGCGTAGGAGTAGCCGCAGGAACAACTGCAGCCAACGCAAATAAACCTTACTTGATAACATCACAGAGAGACTTATCAGCAACATTTGGAACACCGTTCTTTTATAGTACTGCCGCTGGCACAAGTATTAACGGATATGAACTAAATGAATATGGTTTACTAGCAGCCTATTCTGCATTAGGAGTAAGCAATAGAGCATATGTTCAAAGAGCAGATATTGATCTAAGTCAACTTACTGCAACAACAACACGTCCAACTGGAGATCCAGCAGATGGTACTTACTGGTTTGACACTGGTGTAAGTTCATATGGTGCTTTTGAATGGTCAGCAACAACAAACGTTTTTACCAACAAAATTCCAACAGTGATAACAAATGTTGCAGACTTAGTAGGTGGTGCATCAGGTGGCGTGCCGTTAGCATCAATTGGAAGCATTGGTGATTATGCAATCAACACAACAAATACAAGCAACCCGATATACTATAAGTCACCTGGTAATGCTTCTAGTAGTCCAACGGTAACTGCAAATTCATGGGTACTGGTAGGAAGCAATAGTTGGAAGAATTCATGGCCAACAGTGATTGGTACTGCAACAAATCCAACAGTGACTGCCGGTAATAGCATGATAATCAATGACATCACTGTTACTGCTAGTGGAACAAGTTTAACTACTATGGCAAGTGATATAAACAGTGCTAGTATCACAGGCGTAAGTGCATTAGTAAGTTCAGATAACAAGTTAGAAATCTATGCAGACGGAACAGCAGCCAACGATGGTTCAACTGACAATGGCAATGGTATTGCAATGATTGATGATGGTAACAACTCAACATTGTTAACAGAGTTAGGTATTGCAACAAGTACATCAAGATCAGGCAAGCCATATTATGCTCCAGTTGTTCATTTTGGTCCAAACTACAGTAACCCACAATGGCAGAGCTTTGATACAGAGCCTCATCCAACAGGGTCAATTTGGTATAAGACAAACAATGTGAATCTTGGTGCCAACATAGTAGTTAAAGAGTACGCAGTAGCAACTGATACATTTACAACACTTAATAATCCTCTTTACATAAATGATCAAAGTGCATTAAAAGCATTAGATCCTACAGGAGGCGGAACAAATATTGCAACTGGAAGTTTGTATTCTCAATATGATGTATCAGATGATGATACATATACAACCAAAATATTTGAGAGATTTACAACCGGTGCAACACTTGTGACAGGAACAATTTCTACTCCAACATTTATTGCTGAAGAGACATTTACAATTCAGGCAAGTGCAAAAAACAGTAATACACTTACCACTGCGGTAACTGCTACACTTAAAGGCACTAGTGCTACAGACTTTGTTGCAGCTTTTACTGCCGCAAATGTAGCAAATACAACTGCAAGAGTATTATCAACTGGTGCCGTACAAATTGAACATACAGAAGGCGGAGTAATTCGCTTGAAAGACACAAGTGGAGATCCGGTAAATGATACAGGAATAAGTTCAGCAATTACAACAGGACAAGTTAGAAACGGCTCTGCAGCAGCAGCAGATTTGATTCTAAGTAACTGGATTCCATTAGGGTTTGGAACAACGCCAGTTTACACTGCAAGTTCAACTGCACCAAGTATTGATCCAGCAGACGGAACATACTGGTATTATAGTACAACAAATGAAATTGATATTATGATTCAGGATGGTGGAGCATGGAAAGGTTATCAAAATGTAACCTCAGATGCTAGAGGTTTTGATCTAAGTGCTACATCACCAGATGGTCCAATTGTGAGTGCAACTGCACCAACACTACAAAGTGATGCAAGTGCATTGGTATATGGAGATATTTGGATTTCAACTGCTGACTTAGACAACTGGCCATTAATTTATAGATGGGAAAGTGTTACTTCAGTTGATCAATGGGTATTGATAGACAATTCAGATCAAACAGGACAAAATGGCGTATTGTTTGCAGATGCACGTTGGGCTGGTAACGGAACAACTGATCCAATTACAGGCGATATACCAACTATCAAGAGTTTGCTAACAAGCGACTATTTAGATCTTGACAAGCCAGATCCTACACTTTATCCAACTGGAATGTTACTATACAACACAAGACGTAGTGGATTTAATGTAAAAAGTTTCCAAGCTGATTACTTTAATTCCGCAGACTTTCCATTTGCTACTTATGGTGCATTACCAACAGTAACAGATGCATGGGTAACTGCAAGTGGTAATCAAACAGATGGTGCTATGTTTGCAGGTAGAAAAGCAGTGAGGGCAATTGTTGTTGCTGCACTGAAATCAAGTGTTGATGGTGCACAGGAACTTCGTGAAGAGCAAAAGATATTTAATTTACTATGTGCTCCAAACTATGAAGAACTAGCAAATAACCTAGTAGCATTGAATAATGAGAGAAACAACACTGGATTCATTCTAAGTGACATGCCAATGCGTACACCAGATACAGGAACGGCTATTACCAATTGGGCAACCAATGCAAATGGTGATGGATTAACAACTGCTGATCCATATTTTGGAGTGTTTTATCCAAGTTGTCAAACAACAGACCTATCAGGAACAACAGTAGTTGCTCCGGCAACACACATGCTATTGAGAACTGTAATACGTTCAGATGATGTAGCGTTTCCTTGGTTAGCACCAGCAGGCACAAGACGTGGTACTGTTGATAATGCAAGTCAAATTGGATATGTAGATGCAGTAACAGGTGAATTTGTACAGACTGCTGTTAGACAAGGATTAAGAGATACACTTTATTCAAATAGTGTAAACCCAGTTACTTTTATTCCTGGTTCAGGTATACTTAACTATGGTAACAAAACTACCTTTACTGGAAGTTCACTTGATAGAATAAACGTTGCAAGACTTGTAGCATTTATACGTGCTAGACTAGAAACAATTGGTAAGAACTTTGTGTTTGAGCCAAATGATACCACAACACGTGATGAGATTAAAAACTCTATTGAGAGCTTGATGATTGATCTTGTAGCAAAACGTGGTATATATGATTACTTGGTAGTGTGTGATACTTCTAATAATACACCGGCTAGAATTGACGCCAACGAGTTATATGTTGATGTTGCAATTGAGCCAGTAAAAGCTGTTGAGTTTATCTTTATACCAGTTAGAATTAAAAACACAGGTGAGATATCTGCAGGTAACGTAGCAAGTGCGGCTGCGGTTACATAAGACAAGAAAAAAAATATAAATGGAGCTTCGGCTCCATTTTTTTGTGGCAAAAATTTGATAAATACTTTTGTAATAAGGAGAATTAGAAAATGGCCGTATCATCGCTAACAAGAATGACAGTACCTTTGGCGTCAGACCAATCCAGTCCAACTCAAGGACTGTTAATGCCAAAACTAAAATATCGCTACCGGGTGGTATTTGAGAATATGGGAGTGTCTACACCTAGAACAGAACTTACCAAACAGGTAATGACTTTTACTAGACCTACTATAAACTTTGAAGAAATTGAAGTACCAATCTACAACAGTAGAATTTATCTTGCTGGACGTCAAACATGGGACGCTGTATCAGCAACATTCAGAGATGACGCTGGCGGAAACGTAAGTAGATTAGTTGGTGAGCAAATACAAAAGCAAATGGATACACTAGAGCAAGCATCAGCAAGTTCAGGTATTGACTATAAGTTTGTTACACGTTGTGAAGTATTAGACGGTGGTAACGGCACAAGCACACCAAACGTACTTGAGACATGGGAATTATATGGTTGCTTCTTAGTAAGTGCAAACTATGGTGACTTGGACTACGCATCAAATGACCCTGTAACAATTGAATGTTCTCTACGTTATGATAACGCAGTGCAGACACCACTTGGAACAGGCGTTGGAGCTACAGTAGGAAGAACACTAGGTGACGTTATAACTGGCTAATTAAGTTAGAGGAGTAACTTATGGCTTTCGGTGAAGACGTACTTAAAGGATTTTTTGGAAACGATTTCTTAAGAGATTATACACATGCGAGCAAAGCGTTTCGCAGTAATAACTCGGCCCTTTCTCCACGCAAAAAGTTTCTATTTCATGTTGTGTTCAATATAAATTCATTTTTGATACCACAACTACAATCTGTCTTTCAAGCACAAGACGTTGCTAATATGAGTATGCTTGTCAAAGAAATCAAACTTCCTGCATACAAGTTTTCAGTTGATACTATGAATCAATACAATAGGAAACGCAAGGTTCAAACACAAATAGATTACGATCCAATCACATGTGTTATGCATGATGATAACAGTGACCTAGCCAGAGAGCTATGGTATAACTACTACTCATACTACTACAAAGACGCTAGCCAAAAATACCTAGATGCTGCAGTAACAAATGGTAGTCTTGGACAAAATGCCAGCGGTGTTGATCCAGGAGCGGCTTTTCCTTATGGTTTTAGAGATATCTATACACAAGACAGAGAAATAAATGACTGGGGCTACATTGGCGAGAGCTATATGGATGGACCTACTAATACCAGAGGTGGCAAGCCAGCATTTTTCCGTGATATAACAATTTTTGGATTTAACGATCATCAGTTTGCAGCTTATGTACTAGTTAATCCAATTATTAGTTCATTTGAACATGATACTTACAACTATAGTGAAGGTAACGGTATAATGCAAAATACATTTACTTTTGAATATGAGACAGTAAAATACTATCATGGTGCAATAAACGGTAGTTCACCAGATGATCAAATTCCAAGTTTTGGAAATGCAGCCAACTACGATACAACAAAGTCACCATTGGCAAGACCAGGTGCTACAGCTACAATCTTTGGACAAAGTGGTTTAATTGATGCAGGTTCTGGCATTATTACAGATCTAAGTGCTGGTAACCTAGCAGGTGTAGTTGGAGCAATACAGAAAGGTGGTACTGCATTTGAAACCTTCAAAGGGCGTGACCTCAATGAGATGTTCAAAACAGAATCAACTAATATGGCTAGAAGTGTAATAAAACAAGATCTACCAGGCGCTGCTAGAGGTTCTGGGTTTTTTCCAAAGCAAGCAAGATTCACATCAGTAAACGAACAGGCTGCAACACTTAAAGCAGCCAATACCGGTACAAATCAAAATCCTACTAACTTAAATGGACCAGTAACTGTTCCAGGTCAAGTTGGTAAAAATCCTAATAACAGAGGTTAATATTCATGACAACTGTTAATTATCCAAATCCAGGAACAGATCCAACAGTAAGAGTGTTTGATGATTTTTATCAACGTGAGTTGGTAATTGATCAAAATGCATATGATAGTGTGTACAGTTTTTTTGCTAGTATATTTGCAAGCAAAGAACAAGCAGGAAATTTTACACTAGCTGTATTTCAAATACAAGAGGATAGCGGAACTCCAGTTGAAGATCTACTCAATGAACTTGCTAATCAAAGTACTATACAAATTACTGCTACTCTAGCCTACTATCTAAACAATCAACGCAGTAACACGACATTACTTGGCATAACCACTGTTCCAACTCCAAATCAATATACTGCCCGCAATATACTAATATAGGTGAAGCATGGCTAACAAGTTCCAGCAAGGTCCTTATGTTGTGATGAATCCTAAAAAGTATGCTGGCAAAGGCGTACCTAAGTATCGCAGTGGTTGGGAACTTGCATTTATGCGTTTTTGTGATAGTAATGATCATATAATCACTTGGTCAAGTGAAAGCCTTGTTATTCCTTATATAAATCCACTTACAGGTAAACAAACACGTTATATTCCTGATTTCCTTATCCAATACAGAAACAAGCATAACAAAGTTGTCACTGAGCTAATTGAAATCAAACCAAAGAAACAAAGCATACTCGAAAGCAAAGCCAGTAACAGAGATAGAATGATTGTTGCTGTGAATCATGCCAAGTGGGCCGCCGCACAAAAATGGTGTCAACGTAGTGGATTGACATTTAGAGTAATAACAGAGGAAGACATTTTCCGTCAAGGTGGAAAACGTAAATAAGTATAATGAAGACTTGCGAACTGTGTAACATTAGATTTACTTGCGACCCAGATTATACCTGTTGGTGCATGATTGAACCATTAGTATCAATCAACACTGAGTTACATGACTGCGTATGTCCAGAATGTTTGAAGGAAGCACATGACCAAGAAACTAGAAGAACTGTTTGAACTACCAACTGAAGATGGATTACCTGACGAAGTAACTCCTGACAATGTACCCGAAGCAAAGCCAGAAAACAATCCAATTATGCAAAACACACTCAGTGAACTTGACAAAGTGCAAGCGGCATTACCACAGGTGAGAGGGTTGGAAGCAAGCGATACAGAAATGGATGATCTTGCTGACAAAGCAACAAAAGGCTTTGACGATCTCATGGATTTGGGAATGAATGTTGACAGTAGATGGGCAAGTGATATATTTGGTGTGGCTAGTACAATGTTAGGACATGCTATCACTGCTAAAACTGCAAAACTAAACAAGAAACTAAAGATGGTTGACTTGCAACTTAAGAAAGCAAACTTAGATCAAAAGGTAATTGCAAACACAGAAGATATTGCAACAGGAACCGGCGTTATACTAGATAGAAACGCACTTTTGGATAGGTTATTAAACAAAGACAAAGAAGAGAAATAAGCTCTAGTCTGCTAAATACTGCACAGAAGGAACATAAGATGAAATCATTTGCACAATACCTTGTAGAAACACGTCAAACATTTGATTATAGAATCAAAATATTAGGCGATGTAGATGCAGAACTAATAAACGCATTGGAAGAAAAACTTCAGCAGTTTGATGTCGTAA